GATGTCGTGCATGAGCTCGGTCTCAATGTCTGAGGCGCGAACGGAGATGATACGGGAGGCCATCATGTAGCCCCGTGACGTACCAAGGATGAAAGCGTGTTCCGTGTCGTCGTTGACGAACGCGTCGGCTTTCTCGTGGGTATGTATTGCTAGGTTGCGCAGGCGCTCGGCGAGCTCCCGCAAAAGGGTTATTTCATTCATGTCATTCTCGCTGTTTTTAGTCCGTATCTAGTCGCTAGTCAGGCTTTCGATACGTATCGTTTACTTCTTGTCACTGACGGTAGTCATTCGTCGGTGCTAGTACGATGAGGACTGTATCGTAAGAGATGCGTTTACGGTAGACTCTTTTTTATGTCGGACAAAAAAAAACAGGATAAGCCCAAAACCTCGTTATACGAGGCGATTCGTGAGGAGCTCGGGCTCGAGAAGTATCAACTAGCGCACATGCTAGGTCACCCGCGCCAATGGTACACGCGAAAGAAGAGCCCAACCTGTCAAATGACCGTTATCGATCTGTGGAGCCTCTACAACGTTTCTGAGATGACGCCGGAGGAGTTTGTCAGAGCTATAGCAAAGGCAAACGGGAAGCGCTGATCACTTCTTTAGCTTGATGGTGAGAATGTCGTAGGCCTTGACCGTGCCGACATCATCGTCGCATGCCAGCTGCACGTAGCGCGCAAACGATCCGGTTTTTCCGGAGAGTTTCAGGATTACGTATCCGCTCATCTCGCAGTAGTAAAAATTGGAGTTTGAAGGGGGTGGAATCTCAAAAGGTGTAATTGTACTCATCCAGCCGCCCTTAGCCTTCTTCAGTATCGAGGTAGCGCTCTTGCCGTCAATTAGTCGAAAATTGATTGTTACAGATGAGCCCGATTGGGTTATACTCACCGGCGTTGTCCATGCGTCGTTTGACTGGACACCCTTAAGGCTGATGGCCGTCTCTTTGGCAGTACCTTTCATTTTGATGCGCTTGACTGGCGCAGCGAAGGCGAGGGAGGGCAAGAGGAGAAGGGCGCACAGAATTGTTACAGCTCGTTTGTTCATGTCTCCATGATTACGGGCTGTGGGGGTCAAAAGTCAAATAGAGAAAAAATGCCGCGGTGAACGAGACCGACATGAACCGGAAAACACCGCGGCACTAAAGATAAGGAACTCGCATCATAGCGTGAACTATGACCACAAATCCCCGAGGGAACCCATCACGGTTGACTAGACCGCTGTCGAGTAAACTCGACGAGCCCCCTCACTCTTATACCCACAAACTACCAGTAGATCCCGAATCAGTCACTAGAAATTTACCTAGTGATTCAGGGGAGTTACAATCAGCGTTCCAAACGGTCGATATTCCATGGGTGGAACACTGTTACAAAGCCAGATTCAACCTAGAATATCAGTCACTTGGCCGCGAGCATCGCTACATTACGAGAACTAGAAGAAAATCGGCTCTTATTTGTAAGCTTTCGGACATACTGAAGCTTCTCTACTTAGCGAGAACTCGTAAAATTTCGGCCCTTAGATCGCGTCTTGCGCTGTTGGAAATATCCCACAGGAGGCGCTGCGCGGGGACCGTCGGCAGCTTCTCGATGCGTGAATTTCGCGCGCTTGTCGGCACTACGAGAATCACCGATCAAGAGGTGAGGGCGCTCCTCCTAAACCCAAAGATCCCCGTACACGAAGAGGCGCTCGAGAGCATGGCGCAGACCCTCGGACAAGACCGCCTAGATCGCCCCGTGTGGCTTCCTCGTCGCCTTGTTCGACACCTCGCCGCCCACGGCTCACGGCTTGAGATAGCAGCCGCCTTGACCCTTGCAGCGCGCCGCATGGTGAACCGTTTCGGGCGTGCTCGAGTATCGGCTCGCATGGTGGCGGAGCTGGTAGGGGCAAACGAGAAACACGTACGAACCGCGCTTCAGTCGCTCGCTTCCAAACGCCTTATCATAAAAAACAAGCAGGCCGAGCGGTGGTCGGTTAATCGTTGGGGCTCCCTCTACGACTTCCCCGAGGACCTCTCTATCGACCCCTTCAACGAACAAAAGCCCCTACGAGCTCCCCCTAAGCGGCGCACCCCAAGGGGCTTCTCCCCCCGTAGTTACGGCGCTGTCCTTCTTCTCTTAACGCAAAAAGGGGCCAATCTTATAAACAGAGACCCTAGCTCTTTGCTAGAGCAGCAGGAAAGCTTAGGCAAACCCCTCCAAATGGCGCCGCCCAACCCCGAATTTCAGGCAGTGCGCGGGCGGCTAGGCTTGCTGGCTGGCAATTTTAGGTTTGAGAGGGAGGAAGCGCAGGCTCCCGACCCATTCGCCTACCACCGAATCCGTTCTCAGTACCCGCCCCACATTCCACGCCAAGCCCCATGGAGGAAAGCCGCATGAAGAGCCAGAAGAACTATCTCGATGACCAGACCCTCCACGGGATTATGAGCGAGCAAACGAACCTACAGCCTGAGCGCCGCTTGCTATGGGCTATGCTTAAGCGCTGGATCTTGGATTACACAGGCGCTTGCTCAAGGACGAATCGAGAAGCCTACCCCCTCGATGCCCGCTTCGACGCCGTAGAGTGGGCATGGAGCGATAACATTGATCCCTTTAGTTACCTATGGGTTTGTGACGTCCTCGGCCTCGACGCCGGATGGCTGCGCCGCAGCGCGGACAAAACCGCCACTCGAGCGGAGCTTTTGGGCCCTCTTCTTGGCAGAATTGGCAGCCTTGAGATTTAAAGAGATCAGGGACGGAGGCGTCGGATACGTGGTACTCCCGTTCAACGACCCACTGGTTCTTAACAAGGAGCTCGTGAACCACGTCGCCTTTTTCAGATACCCAGACCCGCTGCATGTCCCCGTTAATTTTAAGCCATAGCTTTTGGCGCCCTCGCTTGCTTGTCGCAAGGGTGGGGAACTCAAAGATCTCTGTGCTGTATCGGGTTTGCGTCATGTTTAAGGTGCTGGCAGATCTTTCGGATCGTGCCCTCTTTCCACCCGTTTTTACCATGCTTGGTGGGGATTTCCAGCCGATTTAAGATGCGGCAGATACCCCACAACGATACCCCGCCCCGTCTCCATACGGTTATGAGCTGGCGCACCGCTAGCTCTTTAGGGGAGGGGAGAAGCCACCCGTCGCGCACCTTCCACCCAAAAGGTACGGCACCGCCGCAGAACTTCCCTTGCGCTTTTAAGGTCTGAAGCCCTCGTTTGGTAAGCTCGCTCGTATTCCAGTGTCCGCTTTTGCCATGCGCTTTCGGGTGGCAGGTCTCGCACAACCCAACGGTTTTCCTCCCGCCTAGAACGCGGGGAACTACGTGGTGGCGATGTTTGGCGGGTCTCCCGCACTCAAAGCACGGTGTCACCCTTTAGAGGGTGCCTTACTTAGACGCTTCGAGAATGAGCATCTCGATGGTTCGGCTCATGCTTAAGTTACGCTTAAGAGCGATCTTCCTGAGCTTTTCATGGATGTCAGGCCGCATAGCAAGCATGATTCGTTTGCGTTTCTCGCCTTCCTTCGCTTTTGGTCGCGGCATCTCTAAGCTTCCTTGGTAAGTAAATCCTCACCCCGCCACGCGGTGAGCGCAGCGGGGTGAAGGGGTATTCACTTGTTATATACCGTTTCAGCCTTACCCACGACAAGCCCCTTCAGGAGCTCGTGAGGATCGCTCTCCGCGCTCTTGAGTTTGTGGCGCACGGCCCACGCCTCAAATTGTTCAAGCGGCATCTCCTTTAAAAGCTTCCACACAGAGGAATAGGTACACGACCACACGCGAGCTTTGTCGCCTTTGCTTGTCACTCGGTACACTACCCCCGACGCGTCGGCGCCTTTGGTTCTAAAGATCACTCGGTCTGATGGTTGTCTTGTCGGCATAACTTCTCCGTAGGGGCGCCCTGCGCCCCGTTAATCGTTTGTTTTGTGTGAGAGAAGAGGGGCTTTCGCCCCCCCCCCTATTTACGCTGCGATCTCGCGGAAGTGGTAGGTCGGACCTCCGCAGGTATACAGGGAGATCTCGCCGTTATCATTCAACAGCGCTGAGCCGTAGCGACCTTTGAAGTGTCGCTCTGGAACGTTCCAAAAGCCTTGCTTTGTATCATCTGGATCTGCGTGGACGTGGACCACAAGGTTGATGTCCTTTTCGTTTATGTATTCGCACTCTGAGGAATACGAATACCGAACGATCTGAAGCTTTCCGGCTTTGGCTTTCTTAAGGATGCTGTCTCGTCTCATTGTCTTTTCCATGGTTAGTCACTCCATTTTATCGGCGCCGTTCATCAGCGCCTTGTATAAATATTATATAACTAAATAGATGCAGAAACGCAAGGGAAAGATTATATAATTTTATAGGGTAGCAACTACCTGTATTAGGCCGCTTTTTTCTTGGAATTAGGGAAGGCAAGCCCTTTCGCTGGGCTCTTATCGACGCCAAAACGGCGCTTATCGTACCACTCGACCATCTGAACCGACTTATGACGGCTAAACTCCTGCACCTCACGATAGGGCGTCCCATCGGCAAGGAGCTTAGTTATGGCGGTGGCCCTTGCGGAGTGGGGCGTAAAGGCCCCTGAGAGCCCCGCAGCCTCGCACGCGCGCTTAAATATCAGGTATACCGACGCATCGTTCATCGGCCTATCCGTCTGCACCCGTCCTCCCTTGCCCGTCCACGTGACAAAGAGGGGCTCGTCCTCAGCGGCTCCGCGCTCGAGGCGCTCATCAACCAGCGCCCACATGGCCTCCGCAGCCCACTCAGGGATCGCCTGTTGATGGTCTTGCCCGTCCTTCGTGCTTCTCAAAAGGAGGTACGAGGTCCCCGCAGCGCTTCGGCACACGTCCCCTATGAGGAGCTTCACTACTTCGCTACGGCGCAACCCACCCCCAAACAACACACAGAGGATTGCTCTGTCGCGCGTCGCTCGAGGGCTCTCCTCTAACGCCTCAAGAACGCTTGGCACTTCGTCGAAATCAAGCGCCTCGGTGTCGCGCTTCCTGCCTCCCCTCGGGTTTGGCACTGGCAGCAGGTGAGGGCTAAACGGGTTCACCCCCGTATAACACCCGTGCGCGATGAGAACCTCGTAGAGCTTACGCAGGCACATAATCTTCTTTGCGATGGTAGCAGGACTATGTGCGCTTCTACCTTGCAGCGGTGCCGGCTTGCCAGCTCTTCGCGCAAGCCTATTGATCCGCGGTGTTTGTCCCCGCTGTTGCTTCAGCTGTTGCACATACGACAGCGCATGAACCGCAACCGCCTGAGCCATGAGCTCAGCGGCAACCTTTGTTCCGGCGTTCCCGCCTAGAAAGGCGCAATATTCACGAATGATAGAGACGTACGTGCGTTGCGTCGTCGGCGCCAAATGGGCGAGCCATGCGGCTACCTTAAGCCACAGAATGTGGCGTTCTGTCACGTCTCTTATTAAACCCATCCATCCCACGCGCACGATATGGGTCGGCAGACCGATATCGTGTCCTAAGAAAATGCAGCGAAAAATTCAGAACAACCAACGGCGGAAGAATCCGCAAAAATGGGTAGAAACCCCTTCTCGAAGTAGCACATACAGCCAAAATGCCGATAACGTGTATCATAGAGAGAGACACCAATATGACACTTTTAGTGGAAAAAAGCCCCCTAAAAAGCCTCACAATATGGGGGTCCTTGCTCAGTTTGGGGTCCTGTTTAGAGGCGCTCAACCAAGCCCTTCAGCTCATCCCAATAGAGGCCTTACCACCTCAAGCAGGCGCCGCCGTAGCCGCAACTGTGGGAATTACCGGCGCAATCCTGTCGATTATAGGCCGCGTCAAAGCATCAACGAAAATCAGAGTTTAGACCGTGGAAAAAAAGAAAAGGCGCGAAGGACGCCCCAGCAAGCTTGATGACGCAGAGGTTATTGAGCAGGCAGGATCACTTTGCAGGCTTTTCGGCGCAACCGACGAGCAACTAGCTGAGTTTTTTAAGGTAACTGGGGAAACTATACGAAACTGGAAAGCCCGCAAGCCGGAGTTTTTTGGGGCCTTAAAAGATTCCAAAGCAGTGGCCGACGATAAGGTCGAGCTGAGCCTGTTTAAGCGTGCGTGCGGCTACACGCGCACCGTGGAGCGGCTGGGCCCTGGGGGCGTCGTCGTCCCGTGCGTGGAAGAGATGCCGCCCGATCCGGTCTCGTGCATCTTTTGGCTTAAGAACCGCAGGCCCAAACAGTGGCGCGATAAGCAAGAGGTGGAGCAGATAAATACACAGCCGGTCACGTTGCAGTTTGTGGACGCTCCGAAGCAGGAATCGATGGCCGAATGGCTTAAGCGTAGGGGAGCAGATGACAAACCCACCTCGTGACTTTGACGACGCGCAGGTTCTATTCAAGGCAGCGCTATCCGACGCCTACAAGCTCCTAAGCTCAAGCGGCGATCCTCTTTGGCTTGAGGCCGACACCGCAACGCGCAAGCACCTTGCCCGCATGGTGGCAGAAAACAAGATGATTGCTCTGGGCTATGTTCCGTCAAGCTGGACCCATACAGGCACGTGCCGCAAGTGTGGCACCGTACCGCTTGAGGAACCCACGCAAGGGGAGCTTGTCGGCTGCCCGTGGTGCGCGGCTGGGTCAGCTCCTCACGTTTACACTTTCGTATGATAAACACATGGGCACCGCAGGCAGGACCGCAGGCCGAGGCTATCACCGCCACGTGGTGCGATGAGCTATTCTTCGGTGGCGCTCGAGGGGGAGGGAAGAGCGACTTTCTCCTTAATGACTTCGCCCAAGACATCAACCGCTATGGGAAGCACTGGCAGGGTATCTTGTTCCGTAAGAGCTACCCTGAACTGTCGGGACTGGTGCAACGCTCTCACTCCCTTTGGTCTCAGAGTGGTGCCGAGTGGAAGGAAGCGAAGCACGAGTGGCAATTTCCAAACGGTGCTATCTTGCGTTTTCGCCACCTCGAGCGAGACCTCACCGCGGGCCGGTATCAGGGGCATCAGTACCCGTGGATCGGCTTTGACGAGCTAACCAACTGGGCGAGCCCTACCGCATACGACATGCTAAAAGCGTGCCGACGCTGGGCTGATGCGGAGCTCCCGACAAAGCGGGTTCGCGCCTCTGGTAACCCTGGGGGAGCTGGGCACCAATGGGTGAAGAGCCGCTTTATTGACCCCGCACCGGCTGGCTTCCACCCCATGCAGGACGAGGAGTCGAAGTGGTGGAGGATGTTCATCCCGTCCAAGGTAAGCGACAACCGCATCCTTTTGCAGAATGACCCCAACTACATCAACACCTTGCGCGGTATCGGGTCGAAAGAACTCGTTCGAAGCTGGCTCGAGGGTGACTGGTCGGTAATCACCGGCGCTTACTTTGACACCTTTGAGACTACCCGCAACGGCAAGCCATGGCACGTAATTCCACCGTTTGAGATCCCTGAGTACTGGACCCGTTTTACCGCATACGACCACGGCTTCGCCTCCCCGTTCTGTAATCTGTGGTTCGCCGTGTCTGATGGCACGATGCCCCACATCCCCAAGAACGCTCTTGTGGTCTATCGCGAGGTTTACGGAGCGGTGGGGCCTAATGAAGGGATGCGCCTAACCATGCGCGGCATAGCTGACATGATACGGGCTCACGAGCTGCCAGATGAGAAAATAGAGTACAGGCGGGCCGACCCCTCTATCTTCAAGAACGAGGGAGGGCCCACGATCGCTGAGGAGTTTAGCCGCTTTAATGTCCATTTCCTCAAAGCCGACAACAACCGGCCCGCTGGCTGGCAGCAAGTACGCCTCCGGCTTGAAGAATATGAAGGCGCTCCGCTTCTCCAAATCTTTAGCACCTGTAAACACCTGATCAGAACTCTACCTGCGCTTCAGCACGATCCGGTGAAAGCCGAGGATCTGGACACGACGGGTGAGGACCATGCGGCCGACGCTCTGAGGTACGGGTTAATGTCTCGCCCATACTTCAGAGCTGCGCCGCGCCAACAGGAGCCTATACGCGGAATTGAGCGCGCGAGCTTAGAGGAACTTTGGAAAACACAGCCGACCAAGAAGAGAGTGTGGTAGCCAGTGGCGCTGAGCTTGTTCGTAAGCTGCAAGGGCTTGGAAAGCTCTACGACAAGGAATTCGAGAAATGGGTTACCGAGTGTAAGCGTATCACCCGCCGCTACCGCTCGGAGCGTGGCACGGGGATGGACTACGACGAGGACCCGACTGCGTGGTTCAACCTCTTTTGGGCATCCTTACAGACCGCAGCCCCCGCACTTTACGCGCGAACACCCGTCCCGCAAGTAGACCGCCGCTATAAGGACCGAGACCCCGTTGCTCGCGTAGCAGCTGAGATACTCGAGCGCGCCATCCGGTTTGAGGTTAAGAACTTTGATTTCGACGGCGCCGTTAATGCCGCCGTGCTTGACCGCCTTCTCTACGGTCGAGGCGTTGCTCGCGTGTACTACGAGCCGAAGATCGCTGTGGTGGATGGCGTAGAGGTTAAGCAGTCTGAGAGCGTGCGGATTGGCTACGTACAGCTTCAGGACTTTAAGCACTCAAGCGCCCGCACATGGGACGAGGTGACGCAGGTTCGCTTCCGTTCCTACATGTCGCGCGAGGAAGCCGCTGAGCGCTTTGGTAAAGAGAAGGCCGCAAAGCTTAAATTTACCCACGTGCCTGAGACCATGGAGGACGAGAAAACCTTCTCGAATGGGGAGCAGGGCGACTTTAAGAAGGCCGAAGTGTGGGAGGTCTGGGATAGACCAACCCGCATGGTTATCTGGGTGAGCGATGAGCTAAAAGACGAGCCGCTTGATATGCTGCCCGATCCGCTTGGCCTCGAGGGCTTTTTCCCGATACCAAAGCCCCTCTACGGTACCATCACAAACGACAGCCTGATCCCCGTACCCGACGCTCGCCAATGCAAGAAGCTCTACAACCTTCTCGACGACATCGAAGCCAAGATCGGAGCCCTTACTACTGACCTTCGCGTGGCTGGCCTCTACGACGCATCGATGGAGGAGATCCCACGCATTGTTCAGGGTGGGGATAAGCTTGTGCCCGTGCGCAATTACGCAGCCCTTAAAGCTCAAGGCGGGCTTGTGCAGGCGATAGAGTGGTGGCCCCTTGATCAGGTGGTTGGTGCCTTGCAGGTGCTTTACCAACAAAAGGAACAGACCAAGTCAGACATCTACGAGATCACCGGCTGGGCCGACATTATGCGGGGCACGACGGACCCCAACGAGACGGCAGCCGCGCAGCAACTCAAGGGCCGGTTTGCTTCTATCCGTCTCACTAACTCACAGAACGACGTGCAAAGGTTTTGCCGTGACCTCATCGCCTTAATGGGGGAGATCATCGCTGAGCTGTTTGAGCCCGCGCAGCTCCTCGCTATGACGGGGCCGGAATTTGTCCCTGGGGCGAGCCCCGAGGAGAAACAACAGAACTATCTGACGGCTGTGGAGCTTCTACGACAGGAGCCGACCCGCCGTTTCCGTATTGAGATCGAGACGGACAGCACCCTCGCCATGAATGAGGCGCTAGATCAGCAATCGCGTACCGACTTTATGCAAAGCCTTGTTGGGGCGTTGCAGACCATGGGCCCGCTTATGGAGCAGATGCCGGCGTTTGTGCCGGTACTTGGCGAGGCCCTCGGCTTCGTCGCGCGCACCTACAAAGCAGGCCGTGGGCTTGAGGGAACCGTCGAGCAGGCCGTGGAGTCTACCAAGGAGATGATAGCGAAGAAGAGCGAAAGCCCAACGCCACCAGATCCGAAGATGGTGGAGCTTGAGGGCAAGATGAAGTTGGAGCAGTTCAAGGCTGAGCAGCAAATGAACATCTTCCAAGTGAAAGCAGAGCAAGATATGGCCATTGGTCAGCAGAAGGCTCAGCTTGAGTTTGAGAAGGCGCAGCTTAAATCGGTGCAAGAGCTTGAGGAGACCCGCAACGCTATCGCTCTTGAGCGTGCTCGGCTCGATGCGGATATCCGCGTACAAGAGGCTCAGGCCAACGCTGATATCGCTTTGAAGAGTATGCAGCTCAGAATGGACGCCGCTATCGCCGCGCGCAAGGAAGCGCTCAAGAGGTCTGGCCTCGAGGATGACGACGACAAGAAAGAGCAGGAGCCTCCTAAGCGCAAGAAGCGGAAGGTTATTCCGCGCGTTGACGACATGGGGCAGCGCTACTTTGAGGTAGAGGACATTGAGGAGCTCAACGAGCCCCAACAAACTGAACAGGGTGAGGTAATTTAATTATGACCAACGCATTATACCCAAAAGCGAAAGAGAAGTTTCTCAACTCCTTGATCGATATGCCGACGGACACCGTCAAGATTGCGCTTATCGACACCGGTGTTTATACCTACAGTGCAAGCGATGAGTTTTTTTCCTCGGCCTCCGCAGCCGTAATCGGTACAGCGGTAACGCTTACCACAAAGAGCATCACAAACGGAGTGTTTGACGCAGCCGACGTAACGTTTACCTCCGTGGCTGGGGCTTCGGTCGAGGCGCTTATCATTTATAAGGATACCGGAACGGCAAGCACCTCTCCGCTTATCCTCTACATCGACGTAGCGGCAAGCGGGCTACCTGTAACGCCCAACGGTAATAATATCGACGTGCAGTTTAACGCTTCTGGGATATTTGCGCTTTAGAGGAGAATTATGGCCGATAATTTAGGATATACAGAAGGCTCTGGTAAGTCGGTTGCAGCTGATGACATCAGCAATGTTTTCTACCAGCGAGTCAAAATATCAGAAGGTGCTGACGGTAGTGCTACCGATGTTTCTGCTGCTAATCCAATGCCAAGCTCAGTACCTGGGGCTGTATCGGCAACCATTCTTAGCTTAACTACGGCAGCAACAGGAGCAAACTACACTACCTTTGCTACTACGACTTGCCAATCGCTCGACATTGTAAACACCTCGTCCGTTGCTATCGAGTACCGTAGAGGTGGAGCTGGTAACGCGATGACCATCCTCAGCGGCTCTTCCAGACTTGTTGTCGGCATTACCGATGCAAATCAGATCGCTGTCAGGCGAGTAGACCAAAGCAACACGCAGATCACTATTCCGGCTGAGGCGATCGTTATATGACGGGAACACTGACGCGGCTTCCTGGGGGTGGCATTCGCATCATTAGGGAATACACTTCATCCGCTACTTGGACTAAACAGGCGGGTCTACAATCAGCTTACGTTGTTTGCGTAGGTGCTGGCGGTGGTGGAGGTTCTGGCGCACGAAATGCATCAGGTTCTCTTAAAACTGGGGGAGCTGGTGGCGGTAGCGGCGCTATTTCCTCTCGTTTGTTAATGACTTCCGAAATTGGCGCTACTGAATCAATAACGGTTGGTGGAGCAGGTACAGGTGGCGCAGCTATAACAGTAGATAGCACTGCTGGCAATCCTGGCGGTGCTGGCACATCTTCATCGTTTGGAACTCTTGTTGTTGGTCGATTAGGCGCTGGTGGAAACGCTGGCAGTCTTACCGCAACTCCAACTGGAGGTGCTGGTGGCGCTGTAGCAAACTGTACTCCGCCTCAATATCCAGCTATCCCTGGAATTATAGGCGGCTCAGGAGGAAATGCCAACGCAACAGCAGCATCGGCAGTTTCAATGCAAACTGTAGGCGTTTCAAGCGGAGCTGGTGGCGGCGGTATTACCGCTGCTAACGGAACTGGTGCAGGTGGTAATGGTGGCAGAGCTTACAGCATAAGCGGCGCTTTATCTGCTATTCGTGCAGGTGGAGCTGCTGCAACTGGAGTTGCTGGTCTTGCTGGCTTAGATAACTACGCTCTGCAACTTTTGAATGATTATCTGACCAGCGCACAACTTACTAATGGCGTTGGTACATCTGGAGCAGGTGGCGGTAGTGGCAACACAACTGGCACTGTAGCAGGTGGCGATGGTGGGAAAGGCGGTAATTGCGGTAGTGGTGGTGGAGGCGGTGGAGCTTCTTCAAATGGTGCCAACAGTGGGAAAGGTGGTGACGGTGGTAACGGCTTAGTAATTGTAGTGGAGTATTACTAATGTCTATTTACGCCGTATATTATCAAGGAAAATGCGTTGCCAAGTTTGTGTGGGATGGCGTATCGGAATACTCGTGTCCATTTCTTTATGACATGATAGTTTCAGATCCAGATAACAAAATCCCAGTTCATAATGGAGATGAGCCAGTCTATCCCCCTGAGTCGGAAGAGCCTGCACTTGGAGGAGAATGAGCTTTTTTACGCTCCTACAAACCCAAGGCACGCCTAGTTCGCAAACGATAACCCTCAACAGGGTAGAATCGACCGCTACCGTTTACAACCCGACGGTCTCTCTCCAGCCTTCTAGCACTGTTGCGTTAAACCTTGTCGGCTCTACTACGCAAATCTTCCCGCCCACGGTAGTTCAAGCCGGCGGGGTTCAAACCGTTACCTTAAATCGGGTTGAATCTTCGGCCTCTATATTTGCGCTGACGGTACGACAAGAGCAGGACGTAGAGACCCAGTTAGGCGGTTTCGTAGTTCCTCGAGAGGAGAAGAAGCGCAAGCCCACTAAAAAGCGATTAACCCCTAAGAGGTTGACCACGGGACCTCTTACACCGGCGAAGGTTGTTGAGGCTGTACGCGTTGACGAGCTTGAAGAGATGCAGCGCCGCCTTAGCGCTTTGGCCTCCGACGTTGAGCTCCAAATGCTTCGGGATGCGGAGGCTCAAATTGAAAGTACCGTGGCCCGCCTTCTTAAGAAGCAGCGAGACCGAGACGAGCAGCAAGCGCAAAAGCTTCTTGCCATGGAGCAGCGCGCAGCCGCTACGATTCAATCCCTCCTCGAGCAGGCGGAAAGACGCGCCCGTGAGGAGCTTCTTGAGGTGGAGGAGCTCCTCGACGCGATGGACGCCCTCGGCTACTAGCAAAATTATAAAGGGGCCTCTTCTCCAAACCCTAAAAGCCGCCACGCTCACCATGTGGCAAGGCGTTTTTTCCAATGGCGTGAAGGTAAGTTTGTAGAGCTGGGGGCACAAGGGCCCCTCGAGCCAACTACGACCATTATCACCGACTCGCTCCCGCCTGGGGGCCTCCTGCACCCAGCCACAGGCACCTTCGTCGATTCTAAGAGCCGCTTCCGCGAAATAACCAAGGCGGCTGGCTGTATTGAGATCGGCAACGAGGTGCAACGAGACACGCGGAGCTGGGGCGTCCCTGATTTAAAGGGCGACATCCTCCGCACTATGGAGAGACAGAGACGTGGTTGATACCGAGACAGAAGAGATCCAAGAATCAACAGAAACCGAATCCGAGCCCATTGAGGCAGAACAACCGCAGGAGGACAGCCTTCGAGCTACCTTAGAGGCAGCGGTGCAAAAGCATGAGGGGGAAGGGGAGGAGTTGCAGGAAGCGGCAACTTCGTCCCGCGTGCGCGATGAGAGGGGGCGCTTCGCCTCATCCTCTCAAACAACCCAAGTATCAGATCAAGCGCCACAAGTGGAGGCCAGCGAAGCTCACGAGCCCATCGCTCCCCCTTACTCGTGGTCTGCTGACAACAAAGAGCTATTCGGCAAGCTCCCACGCGAAATTCAGGATTACCTGAGCAAGCGAGAGCAAGAGCGGGAAAGCTTTGTAGGTCGGAAGGCGCAAGAAGTATCAGCGGTACGTGAAAAGTACGCACCTGTAGAGCGGATCGTCACGCAGTACGGCGACACGTTCAAACGGGCCAACATCGACCCCTATCAAGGTATTGAAAGCCTCGTTTTGGCTCAGCAGTACCTCGACAAGGATCCTGTTGGTGCCCTGCGCTTAATGGCGCAGAGCTACGGGCTTGACCTATCGCAGCTTGCTAACGGCACGGAACAAACCGAGACCGCACAACCGCAAGCGTATCCCCAAATGCACTACCTGACGAATGAGCTTGAAACCATTCGCGGCAAGCTTGCAGCTATCGAACAAGAGAAGGTAGCCCAGCACCAGCGCGCAGCGGTATCGGAAGTTGAGTCATTCGCAAATGAGATGGACAGCAGCGGTAAGCTTGTTCGGCCTTTCATGGCTGATGTTCACGAGCAGATGATGGACGAGGTTCGCCTTCTCCGCTCGCGCAATCCTGAGCTTCCCGCGCGGCAGATCCTACAGCAAGCCTACGAGACGAGCTGTTGGAAAAACCCACACGTGCGAGGCCGTCTCATTGAACAGCAGCGAGCACCGCAAGTGCAAGCTCAGAGAGTGCAACAGGCAAAGCTCGCCGGCTCATCGGTACGCGGCGCCCCTGGGGCTTCAACGCTCGGCAGTACAAACGGAAATTCGGTGAGAGACGCGCTGATGGCGGCATTTGATTCGCACTCATAAACCTTTAAGGGGGAATAAATGGCTACACCTAATAGTTCGATCAGCGAGATAATCGCTACGACGATCCAAAACCGCAGCAAGAAGCTTGCGGATAACGTAACAAACAATACAGCACTTCTCTACAAGCTAAAGGAGAAGGGCCGCGTTCGTCCATTCTCGGGCGGATCTTCAATTCTTGAAGAGCTTACCTTTGCAGAGAACGGAACCTTTGGCTGGTACAACGGGTATGAGACGCTCAATATCTCGCCATCCGAAGTGGTATCGGCGGCTGAGTACGCGATGAAGCAGTGCGTTGTCGCTGTCTCCATCTCTGGAACTGAGCGCCTTCAGAATTCTGGCCCCGAGGCTCTTATTGACCTCCTCGAGGCTCGTATTCAGAACGCTGAGCAAACCATGATCAATAACATCTCTGTAGGTTGCTACTCAGATGGAACCGGAAACGGTGGAAAGCAGATCGGTGGCTTGCAGGCTCTTATCGCTGACACTCCAACTTCTGGAACTGTTGGTGGTATCAACCGCGCTACGTACAACTGGTGGAGAAACGTAAGCTACGACGCAACCACAGACGGTGGCGCAGCAGCTACAACCGCCAATATCCAAAGCTACATGAACAACGTATGGGTTCAGCTCGTTCGTGGAACTGATCGCCCAGACCTCATCGTGGCTGACAACAACTACTACAAGCTCTACCTTGGATCGCTTCAGGCAATTCAGCGTATTGCTTCGGATAAGATGGCGCAGGCTGGCTTCACCAGCTTGAAATTCATGGATGCCGACGTAGTGCTCGACGGAGGATACGGTGGCGATGCTCCTGCTAACCACATGTACTTCATCAACACTGACTACCTCTCGTTCCGTCCTCACAAGGATCGCAACATGGTGGTTATCGGTGGAGATCGTCAGTCTGTAAATCAGGATGCTACGGTTCGCTTGCTCGGATGGGCAGGAAACCTCACGCTTCGCTGTGCGTTCCTTCAGGGCGTTCTTAAGGACTAACTTTTTAACGACTAGGAGGATCAGTATATGACGTTCATATCAGTAGAAGCACGCTCAGGTGTTCAGGCTATCGCCGACACCAGCACAACCCAACAGCACGCTTTGGGCACACTTATTCGCGCAGTAGACGAGGTCTACGGCGAGGGTGAGTTTGTTTACCTCAAGGGTGTAGCGTCCACAGTAGTAGGATCCGTTGTTATCTTCGACTCGAAGCTTGCAACGACGACCCTCTCGGTGGCTGGATCCCGTGGCCCAGCCGCTGTGGCTATGTCTGCTAACGTGGCTAACCAGTTTGGTTGGTACCAAGTAAGCGGCTCGGCTGTGGCTAAGGCCGGAACCGTCGTGAATAACGCTTCGCCGTATGTTACCGCAACAGCGGGAACCATCGACGATGCAGTGGTTTCCGGCGACAAGATCGACGGCGCACGCTTCAAGACCGCAGACGGCACTCCGTCGGCTGGCTTTGCAGTATTGCAGCTTGCTCGTCCTTCGCTTAACGGCAACGGATAAGCAGATAATTTGACAGGGGGGCGCTAGTACGGGCCCCCCTACTTTTTAAAAAGAGATAGAGACAGACCATGGAATTTGACCTTTCAGGAATAGAGATCCCCGATAACGTGTACCAAAACGGCTTTGGATCCGTGCGCGAAAAAGGCGCTCGACCCCTCGTTCGTTTTGAGTGGAAGCCTGTGGAGCTTAAGAGCAAGAGCCTTGACGAGGGCCGGCCTATATTTGAGCAGCGGCTCTTTGCAGAGCGGCGGCTTCCTGGGTCAAAAGATTACCAGCCCGCTGACGTGGAGGTGAAGTTTATCACCAACTCGCGCGGCCTTAAGGTGCCCGACCCAATGAACAAGATCGTGCGGGAGTACGGCGTAGAACTAAAACGTTTCCTTGAGCTTGGCGAAAAGCCCCTCGATGGTACACCACTGGAAGAGTGGAGACAGATCACGAAGGACCGGATCGCAGCGTGCCACTGGCTTGATATTCGCACCGTTGAAGAGCTTGCCAGTATGGAGAACAACGATGCGGTTATTCAGAAGCTCGGCCCTGGGGGTCGCGAGCTTGTAGCGCAGGCGAACGCCTACCTACAGGTTCGAGAGGACAGCGCCTACGCTGAAAAGCTTGCGGCAGAGAAGGAAGCGATTAAGCGCGAAAGCGAGCTCCGCATCTCTCAGCTTCAGGCTCAGCTTGAGGCGATGGCTGAAAAGATCGACGGGCTAGTGAGTAAGAGAGAAGCGAAGGCGAAATGAATGTCTTAACCCTCATCCAAGATGCTTGCCGCGAGCTTAAGCTTCCTGTCCCTGCCTCCGCTTATGGGAGCCCAGACAGAGAGATTCAGCTTCTCATCGGCTTGCTCAACCTTGAGGGTTCAGAGCTTCGATCTAAGTACGTTTGGCCGGTGCTGAATAAAGAGTACCTCTTTAACACATCGGCCAACGTTCAAGGCTATCCACTCCCCACCGACTTTGATTTCGAGTGTTTCCAAACCCATTGGGACAGGACGAGCCACTGGTCCCTTAGAGGGCCTCTCTCGCCGCAGGAATGGCAGCAACGCAAGAGCGGCATCACCCTTGTTCTTCCTCGCTTTGGCTTTCGGGTAAAGGGTGCAACGTCTACCCCGTTTCTCGTAGAGCCAACCCCGACCGACACTCACCAGCTCGTGTTCGAGTACCAGTCGGAGAACTGGCTTCGTCCCTCTACCGAGTGGGCAGCTTCAACCGTGTACGCGGCGGGCGCCTACTGTTTTAGCGCCGGAAACGTCTACCAAACGACAGCGGGCGGCACGAGCGGCAGCACCGCACCGACCCACAGCACCGGTTCCGCTTCAGATGGCGGGGTCACATGGACCTTTGCCGAGTACAGCCGTGTAGCCTCTGACTCTGACGTCCTTGTGCTCCCGTGGCAGACGCTCAAGGCGGGCGTTAAATGGCGATGGAAGCGCGAGAACGGGCTCGAGTGGGAGACGTATTACGAGGAGGCAGTAGCTTCCGCGCGTCGGTCCATTCAATCGGGACGCTCTGCTCGAGAGGTATCACTTACGCCAAGCAGGGGCACGGCGCTCATCAACTACTGGTCTATACCTGACGGGGGCTTCGGAAACTAATGGCAGCGCTTTCACCTGAAGAGAAGCAAAAAATGCTTATCATCCTTACGCTCCTGTCACAGGGGCAGGCAGGCCGAAACACGCTCTCAGCGCTTCAACCGCTCCTTCAGATGTGGGAGCAGAGGCAGGCTGAGAGCAAGGCGCGAAAGGACGCGAAGCGAGCTCAGTGGAATGGCATCGCTGCGCAGGCTGGCTCCATAGGCGGGCAGCTTGGCGGTATGTACCTGATCGGTCAAGCTCTGGCACCTGCGGCAGCTACAGCCCCAGTGGCGGCCTCAGCACCAGCGGTGGCTGCTCCCAAAATCCTCGGCGCAAAGCTAGTCAGCACAGCGCCAGCCGCACAGGGAACGACCTTGAGCAGCCTTGGAAGTTTTGGCCTGCCCGCCGCAGCTATCATCGCGGGCCTTTCCGAAACATGGGAGGGCGGCGGAAAAGACATCCTTCGCGGTAGGGGTAACAGACAAGATTGGACAAACATGGGCGTGAACGCAGTCACTGGCGTTCTGCCGAATCTTGTTCTTCGATGGATGGGCAAGCCTTCCATTGGCCGCAAGATGACCACCGGCAAGTCAGACGCTCAGATGATGCGCGATGACTTCCGAGGTATGCTCAAAGAAAAGGGAATTGTTGATAAAGACTACAACGTGACCCTTGCCAACGGGCAGAAGTTTAACCTCGGGCTCGACGGCAAAACGAAGTATACAAACGCAGACGGCAAGACAACGCGAAACGCGTATGACGTGGACCTTAATGATCCGCTTTCGATGTATGCGGTATCAAAGATCGACCCTTACATCCGCAAGATGTACGGGGCAGGAGACCCGAAGAACGGACTGAACCCTGAGCAGTACACTGCCATGGTGGTTAATGCGGTGAGAAGCGGAGCAAAGACCAAAGAGGAGATCGACGCAAACATCGCCTCTGTCCTTGGAAGCAAGCCGTTTGAGGGGAACGCTCCTGTGCGGGCGGCAGCGGCAACGCCTCCTCAGACCCCCCAACCGACACCACAGGCCCCAACGGTTTCAGCGGGCCCTGCACCTGCACCTGCTCCAGCGCCCGCAGCAGCACCAGCAGCAGCAGCGCCCGCACCGGTATTGGCTGCGAATCCTCAAAAGCTCTCAATTCAGGATGTGCTGAGACCCCCAGCGCCTCAAGCCGCGCCAGCCGCGGCACCCGCACCCGCCCCAACACCTGCACCCGCACCAGCGCCGCAACAGAATGTTGCTCCTGCGACGAGACCACCGGCACCAATGCCGAGCTCGTTCTCTGGGCCTTTGCCGATGACGCCCCCGCCGCAAGCTAAGCAAGCAGGTGCTCAGGGGCTTCTCAGCTTGAAAGACCAACTGAGTCAGCAGGGCGGGAACATGGACCTAAACGGGATCCTAAACATGCTCAAGAACTTGCAGCAGCAGGGCGGCGTTAAATCTTAAGGAGGTGCGCGAGTGCAAGCCCAGAAGAGCCAGCCCTTTGTGATACCGGCGCCCGTAGGCGGCTGGAACGCTCGAGATGCGCTCCCAGTCATGGATCCGCAGGATGCTCTTACCCTTGATAATGTGTTCCCAGAAGCGAACCTGTGCCGCGTAATAGGCCGTGGCACCGTGACTGATTCCGTTGCGGTCACTGACGGGGCGTTGCAGACCTTTGCGGAGTACTTTCCTCCCGATGGCGGAAGCTTCGGCATTGTGGCCGATGGGGACAGCTTTCGGCTTGTGACGAGTGCGGGGAGCTTTACCGGCTCGCCCCGAGTGCATGGAGGAGCGGCTCGCTGGGAGTCGGTCAACTTTAACGGCTCGATCGTGTTTGTTAGCGGTATCTGCGCTCCTGAAGCCTACAACGGCACCACATGGTCAAACCCTGTCTATACCGGAGTGCCGGATCCCACCAAGCTTGCGCACATTGACGCCTACAAGAGCCGTCTGTACTTGGTGGAGGGGAATACCCTAAAGATCTGGTATGGCGGGATCCGAAACATCTCGGGCGCTCTTACCGAGTACGACGTGGCGGGAATCGTCCGACGCGGTGGCTACATCGTTTTCGCTGGTTCTCTCACCAAGGACACGCGGAGCGGAGTTACTGACTTCTTTGTCATCGTCACGAATCAGGGGGAGGTGCTCTACTTTACGGGCGACAACCCTGGGGCCTCCAACTGGCAGATTGCGGGCCGTGCTTACATCGGCGCCCCCATGGGTAAGCGGGCTTTCTGTGGCTACAAGAGCGACCTGCTCGTGGCCACCACCGACGGCGTTGTGTCCTTAAGCAACGTACTCGAGACGGGGGACACCGAATACCTCTCTACTAAAATCCAAAACGCGTACAACCTTGCGGCAACATCGGCGACAAGCTTTGACGGCTGGGAGCTGAAGTACTGGCCCAGCGGCCACATGCTGATCCTAAACGTACCGCAAAGCTATCCGACTGACGTTCACCAGTATGTGATGAACACCTTTACCGGCGCATGGTGTCGATTTAAGGGGATACAGGCGGCAGCGCTTTGCCCGCTGAAAAACAAGCTTTTCTACACGCAGCGCGGTGCTAGCGCGAACTCGATCGTTGAGTTTGGGACAGGAGCGCAGCCGCCGGCGGACATAGAGATTCAGAGCGCCTTCCTTCCGCTGGCCGACCGGTTCACGATTAAACAGGTGAAACGGATCCGCCCATTCTGGAATACGCCGCGAGGCTTTCGCTATTACCTCGAGTGCCCAACCGACTTTGAGGAGGTGCGGCTTAATAACCTCGTGCGGGCTAATAACGCAGGCAGCACGCCGTGGGGCTCCCCGTGGGGCAGCCCGTGGGCGCTTGGTCCGACCACCAACCCCGCCTTCTTTTCGGTGGACTGCAAAACTGGAATCTTTTTCAGCTATCGAATCAAAACAGCGCAGGCAAACGGCGGGGACTACGTGCCCCCAGCAGGAGCAACGCTCAGCGCTGTATCGCTTATTTATGAACAGGGAGGAATCGTATAATGGCTATGTTTTCAATTCAACCGGCAAACGGAGCGGCACCGCAGGGTATGTTCTCAGCTGGCAACGCGTTTGGGCAGGGGGCGAGCGATGCCTACAAGAAAGCACAAGACCGCCTTGCTAACCCTCTCAGCTACGACAACGCGCCAAAGCTCCCTGGGGTCGACGACTTCTCCGCTGACCGGCAGCGTATTGAGCAAGCTATGCTTGGACGAGCCAAGGGGGAGCTTGATACCCGCTACTCTCAGGAAGTGCAGGACTTTGAGCAGCAGATGGCCAATCAGGGAGTGGACATCGGATCCGAGAAGTACAAGAGAGAGCGCACACTGTTCGACAAGAGCCGAAATGAGGCTTACAACGATGCAGGCTTTAGAGCCATGATCGCTGGAGGCGACGAGCAAACCCGTCTCTTCAACATGGGAATGTCGGCACGCAAGCAATCCGTAGACGAGGCCGACTCTTTACGCGCGAGCAACATCGCCGATTTAGCAGCGCTCCTCAACCCCGCTCTTAAGATGGAAGAGATCGTTAGTGCTCGCGATACCGCTAACCTCGATCGAACTTCGCGCGAGAACATTGCGACGAAACAAGACGAGACACAGCGCTACGGGTATGACAAATCGTTCCTTACCGGACAACTCGATCGCGACCAGCGCACGAAGCTTCAGGATGACGATCAGGACTTCCGACGAAAGGAGAGCAAGGAGGATCGCAAGGTTCAGCGGGAGCAAATCCGCCGATCCAGTGCAGGAAATGGAGGAACATTAGATATGAATGCCCTCCTAGCTATTTTCGAAAAACTTACAGGTGAGAAGCTTTCGGGCTAACGGGGGGCAGTAATATGGCAGGCTACGCAGACGCACTCGCATCGGTGCTTTATCCGAACTCGGCAGCGGATTCGATGTACACGCTAGGCGGGCAGGGGCTTGCCAAGATGCAGCTCCCTACCTTTGAGAGCCCGTGGCAGAACGCTCTTGCAAACGCTATGCAGGGGCTCGGCGCAGCGGGTCTGCAAGCCTACGGTATTTACTCCACGAACAAAGCCAACGCGGAGAACGCGGCTGCGATGATCCCTGAAATGTCAAAGATGGGGGTGAACGTATCGCCTGAAGTGGCGGGGGGGCTCTCGAGCGAAAACCCCCAGACTCGCGCGCTTGCGCTTGCCCTCACCGAGCAGAGGATGAAAGCGCAGGAAACAGCAGCAGCACAAGAGGCTGAGTTTGCGAAGTTTAAGCGGCAGGAGGAGCTTAAGAAGGGCCTCGATGCTCCGCAAAAGAATTACGACAACGAGTCGAAGCTACGCGGAGAGCTCGAGAAGCCGCTTGCCCAGTTCCAAACTAGCACGCGCATCTTCGGTACGATGATCGACGCAGCCGGCAAGGACGACAAGATTGCAGACATCTCGCTGATCTCGGGAATCGCTAAAATGCGAGACCCAGAGAGCGCGGTAATGCAAGGCGAGTTTAACGTGAACACCGACACGGCCAGCTGGCTTGAGAAGCAGTTTGGAAACGTGCGTTCTGTGGTCGATGGTAAGGGGCGACTCTCACCTGAGACTCGCGCCAAGATGCTTGCAGCGGCTCAGGACTACTGGGAGAACTCACGCCAGCAGTATGAATTCGCCGCGGTTCCACGCGTCGACATGGCGCGCCGTCAGCAGATGAACCCAGACAACGTGCTGATGGTGCCCTATGAAAAGAGCGCCTACGAGAGCATCCTGTCTAAGATGCCGAACGTGGGAGCGCCAGCCGCTTCGCCGACCATGCCACCAGCCGTCGCAGGTCCGTCCCCTGATGGCTCATCGGTTCGGATGGCTCCGCCTCCCTCCGACAACGTAGGTCTCCCGTACAACTTGCCACCTCTTCCAGCTGGGCAAGAGTACCGCATGAGCCCCGAGGGTATCGTTATTGTGAGGAAATAGATGGCACCGATTCCGGTCATGACCGAGGACGAATATCAGGCACGTTACGGTGCAACCGGAACTTCGATCCCATCGCTTCCACCTGCGATGACTCCCGCAATCCCCATGGCGCAACCTCAGCTCAACATCCCTGTGATGGATGAAGCCGAGTACACAAGGCGCTACGGCTCGATGGGCGACAACGCCATTCGGGCAATTAAGGACATCCCTGCGGGTATTTACAACGCCCCGCAAGCTCTGGTGAGCACCGGTATCGGCGCCGTTGGAGCTGCCGATGCCATGCTTAGCGGTGAGCAGCTCGCGCCCGAAGAGCGGCAAGCGGTCCGAAACGTGGGTTCCATTGCGGCGGCTACGGCTGGAGGTCTAGCAGGAGCAAAGGGCGGAGCTCTCCTTGGAGCACCCCTTGGACCTATCGGCGCAGGTGCCGGCGGACTTATCGGTGGCGCTATCGGCGGAGGTCTCGGCCTCCTTGGTGTGGACTACTTCGCAGAGCAGCAGGGAGTGGATGCACCCCGCACGGGCCAAGAGCGCATGAACGAGCTCGCCTACAACGTGACTGGCGGCGTTGGTGGAGACCTTGCGCTTCGTGGCGTAGGCACCGCAGCAAAGGGTGTAGTGAACCCCATCCGACGAACTTTCACCGAAGCAGGACGCACCGAAGCCGCTGCAAACGTCGCGCGGCAGGTATACGGCGAGGATGCCGTGATCAACCTCTTGGATAACGAGGGCATACTTCTCAAACAGGAGCCCCTCTCTCAGTACAAGACCACAGCCGACGTACTAGGCACTGAGGGCGCCGCCCAGCTACAAAAGCAGCTACAGATGGAGCAGTTCGGCGACCCTATCGGCGAGAAGCTCGTAGGGCGCGAAGGCGCGCGGAAGGAGATGCTTCAGAGCCTTGCACCAGAGGATGCAAGCATCGCCCGCGTGCAGCAGAACCTGTCAGACCAGATGGATGCGCTACGCTTCACAGCAGGAGCCGCAGACCGGCAGCTTGGCTCAAGCATCGATCCGACATCGGCAGGGGCAGGTATACGAGAGATTGCGGAACTCTTATACGGCAGGAACCGCGAAGGTGTGCGGGAAAACTTCCAAAGTATCCCCCAGTCTGAGGTCAAGCGATTCGCTCCCACGAGCGAGCTCCTCACCGCCACCGACCGCTTAAAGGAGCTTTTTGGCCCTGGGTCCGAAGGAGCGCCCAATGAGCTTAAGCGCATGGTCGAGACCCTCAACCCTGAACTGAAAGCCGCTCCCGATGTTGATCCAACCACTCGGATGCTCCAAGAGATCCGCGGGCAAGCTGCAAAAGAGGTGGATCCTCGGCTCTCTCTCGACTACCTCCAACGGCTCAGACGCTGGGGTGGGGAAGCGGCCACCAAATACTTCAACAAGGGAGAGAACCGCTCGGGCTCCGTCGCTCAGGCTGTCGTCAAAGATATCGACGAGGGGCTTAATCAGGCGGTCGAGAACGGGACGATGCCAGCGGATCAGGCGGCAGCCTACAAGAGTGCTCTCAAATCTCATAAGGATATGGCGCAAACCTTTGAGCGTGGCCCTATGGGGCGGATCCTTCGCCGTGGAGAGGGCGTGGAGGGCTACAACATAGAACCCAGCTCAGTAGGCCGTCAGTTCTGGAACTCGAGCCCCGAGTCGATGAAGAGCTTCACTAAGGCGCTCGGCGGCAACATGGAGGCGCGCGAGCTCCTCGTGCGCGATGCCGTGACCGACTTTCGCGGAGCCACCCGCGACGTCGATGGAGGCTTTAAGTCAAAAGATGTCAAACGGTGGATGACCGAGCACGAGCCGCTTCTCAACACGTTCCCAGAGATGAAGAAGGCCGTAAACGAGATTTACGTGAACGAAGCCAAGCGGGCGCTCAAGACCAAGAACTTCTCTAAGTTTGTGGAGGCTAACCCAGAGCAAGCGGCCTCTGTTCTTTTGAGCGGTAAAGATTCCGCGCGAACCGCGGATCTCCTCCTGCGAGATATCAAGGACCGCCCCGATCTCGTTCAAGGCGTGCGCAGAGGTATCATCGACAAGCTCCACGATGACCTTTACAGCATAGCTGACCTGAGCGCCAAGCCTGCAACCTTTAAGCGCTTCATGGATAAGAACGGCAGCGTTCTCAATAAGTATTTCGACAAGGACCAAATGACCGCCCTTGAGCGGATCTACTCGGATATGGCCTCAGAGGTCCGCACCGAGGAGCTCGCGCGTCGTGGGTCTATCGGCAACTCGGTAACAGCACAAAAGGGGGCCCTCAAGGCAGAGCTTCAAGAGCTGATCCAAGATGAGTTTGGCACGGTTGGCAGCATCCTCAGAAACGGCGGGAAAGTCGGCACGGCGCTTGGCGCGGCGGCTGGCTTCTCAAACTTCGGCATCTTCGGGAGCATGGTGGGCGCCTCCGCTGGTGGCTCCCTCGGCGCCAAGGTTACGAATATGATCTCCCGCGCTGAGAACGCAGCCATGCGAGAGCTTGCCAAGGCGGCAGCCGACCCCGCTGTCGCGTTGCAGCTTCTTTCTAAGTCGAGCACGACCCGTAAGGGCGTCATCCGGCAGGTGCTTGAGAAGAAGATCAACCCGCTTCGGCAGCTTGTAGTCTCGGGCTATATCGGAACCCGAGAGGACGACAACAAAGCGGCAGAGGACTTGGCGGCGCTCCTCCCCGAGAACCGGCTTATGGCTACACCTACCGCAGCCCCAACCCCCAGCCCCTCACAGGCGGCGGATCTGGCTGGGGCTCTTCTCCAACCGGCTTCACTCCGTACTATGGCAGGGGGGCAGGATATGAGCACAACCAAGCCAAAAGCACAGCCAGCAAAGCAAGCACCCGTGGGCGACGTGGAGCTTACCCCGCGACGGGTAGACCCTGCCTTGGTTAACGCCGTGGTTATGCAAGAGAGCGCAGGCAAGGCAAACGCCGTGGGCCCTCGCACTAAATACGGCAACGCAAAGGGTTTAATGCAGCTCCTCGACTCAACAGGGAGAGAGATGCACAAAAAGCTCGGCATTAAAGAGGCATACGACCCCTTTAACGCAGAACAAAACAAGAAGATCGGCACCGCCTACCTCGGGGAGCTTGTGGGCCGCTATCAAAACAACGTGCCCCTCGGTCTTGCAGCGTATAACTGGGGCATGGGCAACCTCGAAAAGGCTTTTGACAAATTAGGAGCGAAAGGCCCGATGCCCGTGCAGGCTCTTATGGAAGAAGCGGTCATCGAGGGAATGAGCAGCGGCCTTTCTGAAAAGCAGGCCAAGCGGGCAGCGGCGGCCAAGGTGGTTGATACCTTCGGCATCGAAGTGTTGAATCCCTATATGCCAGACGAGACGCGCAACTACGTGCGAAAGATCATGACTAATTACAACAAGAAAAGAGGCACCGGCCTCGTAGAGGTGTGAGATGGGATGGAACGGGGCGGGAAATTTTCAGCGCACAAACGGCTCCTTTTCGGGCTCTGAGGTCTGGCAAGACGATTCCAGCGCCGGATATGACATCGTAGACGCTCGCCACGACTCGCACGACCAAGACCTTGCGCAGGGAATTAACAACTGCCTGACTAAGGACGGGCAGAACTCCCCAACCGCTAACCTTTCGATGAACAGCTACAAGCACACGAACGTGGGAGATGGTACCGCGCGCAATCAGTACGCAACCGTGGGACAGCTTCAGGATCAGGGCGTGCAAGCTTTAAGCGTTGGCGGCACCGCTAACGCTATCACCGCAAGCATGAGCCCCGTGATCTCGTCGTACGTTACAGGAGGGCGCTACACCTTTAAAGCGATCAGCAACTCAAGCAGCACCGTCACTCTCAAGATCGATTCGGCCCCAGCCGTAGCGGTTCAGTACAACGGCGCCGCGCTTGTAAACGGAGAGATCGCCGCTAATCAGTGGCACACAGTAGTTTATGACGGCTCGGTTTTCCAACTCCTCAACCCTGCGATGAGCGCAAGCACTCGCACGCTTCCCGCCTCCGTGGCTCAGGTTCAGGACGGAGACTACATCTGGCTTGGCACGACCGGCGGCACCGCGACAGCGCAAACAGCAACGGCAAGCCCCGCTATTACCGCTTACAAGGCAGGACAGAAATTCAGAATGAAGGTAGGCGCTGGTCTTGCATCCACTGGAAACGCAGAAACGACCCACACGCTTAATATCAACGGGATCGGCGCAAAGGAATTTCGCGACAACGGAACAGGCTCTAAGCCAACGCTCGGCACATGGGGAGCCGGATCGATTGTTGAGGCCCTCTATGACGGGACCTACTTTTTCATCATAAACGATCCTGGGCTTTGGCTTAGCTACACCCCAACCATCACGGCCTCTGGGAGCATGACCATCTCAAGCGTTGTCGTGAACGATGCGGTTTTCAGGAAAAGCGGCACAAACGTGACGCTGTGGCTGAATGTCTCGTTTACAACCGGTGGAACAGCTTCGAACTCGGTCTATATCACCTTACCGGTGAATCAGATCGGTTATGCCGGTACGACTGGGTTTTCAACTTTGAATTTTGACGGAGTAACGGTGCAGGGCTTTGGGACGTTCTTTAGCGCAACGCAGGTTCAGGTCTCTAAGGATTTAGCCAGCACGAATTTCAACCTTGGAGCCTCGAAGTTTGTTCGGTTCAATATCTCCTACGATGCGGTGTAACTATGAACTACGTTGATGTGTGCCCTATAGGGTTTCAGGCTAATGATTGCTCGGATGATTTCATCCGAGATTATGTTAAGGCGTGGCGCAATCAAGAGCTTGCATCTTGCGACTGGACCCAGTTGTCTGACTCGCCGGTTTCAAATAAATCAGAGTGGGCCGCGTATCGGCAGGAGCTTCGCGACCTTCCCGAGCAGGGGCCCGATCCGAAGCTTTGGGTTTTTCCGGTGAGGCCAGCATAAGCCATGACAGACAAGCAAAAAGCCATGATGAACGCACTTGCGCCAGCTCTGAGCTTGTTGCTTTTCGGCTTCTTTGTCTTTGTCTCCCGTGAATTTATCGAATCCGTGCGAGCGGATCAGGCAGTACACGCACAACAGATCCGGCACCTTGAGCAGATGGTCGCTGAAAAGAGTATGCAGCTGCAATTCATTGAATCTCAAATGCACGACCTAAAAGACACGCTTCGCCGCATAGAGGCGAAGATCGACGAGATCCACAAATGAATGTTAAAGCCCTCCTCCTCGCCGCTTCCATCCTCACGACGGGGACCGCAAGCGCCGAGAATGTGGGCCTAAGCTACCTCGGGATCTGTAACCCCACGTGGCCCTGCGAGCGCTCGCTGAACGCTTTCCGTCATAGTGAGACAATACGCACCGGCTGGCTCGAGCAGAGCTTCGGCGTTGCGTGCCCGTGTGCGGATAAGCTCCTGCGCGACAAGCGGCCCAAAGAGGTGCGGATCCACCTTGCAAACGGGCCCTGCCTTCGGAATCGCCGATGTAGTAGGGGGGAGGTCTTCCACGGGTTTACTGTTGCGAAAGCGAACCGAGACCTTAAGCGAGAAGGCAGCAAGATAGCGCAGCGCGTGGCAAAGATAGCGCAGCGGGTGAGGGAGCGCCTATCTCGGGCCCGTGGCGCCCTTGTGTGCTACATTTCGCCGGTCTTGGAGGCTGACATAGGGGAACAGCAAAGGCGGGCCCTGCATCGCATAGCGGGCGCATATCTGCCCCACTGTACGCTGGTCGATAGCCCGCACAAACGCCCATGTTTGCCCGATACAGTATGCGAGGCGCATGGTGACACCCCCACGCTCAAAAGCCCCTGCATCGCCGATCTCGATGGTGTATCAGCCCATGATACACACGTGCCGAGCTACTTGCGCCGGTTTGCGAAATGCGACATCGCCTATCTCTGGGCGCATGGCTTCAACTGCAACGAAAAGGGAGCAAGCTTCTCAGGCCCTCCCGCCGCGCGTAATTGCGCAGGAGCCACGCAGGACATCGATAAGCTCGTGAAGTGGCTGAGAGCCACCTATAGGTAAGTGGCTCCACGGGAGGGACTCGAACCCCCGACAAGGCGGTTAACAGCCGCCTGCTCTACCAACTGAGCTACCGTGGAGCATGAAATCATTTAGAAGGGTATCTCATCCTTAGAGAGATCGTACTTCTTCACCTCAAACGTAGGAGGAGGCGGGCCGTCCTCGGTCGCTGCCTCTCCCTTCGCTGCGCGGCGGCGCTCAGCATTAAACTCAGCAGCTTGAGCTACGAGGCTTGCGATAGCGGAAAGATCCCAGTCATTCAGGTATTTCGACTCCTTCCACTCGCCGGTCTCTTTGTCTTTGTATCGCTTGCTTAGGTTCCAACTGATACTGTGCGCACCTTGCCAACCGGTCAACTTCACGCCGCTGATCTGGCTTTTAAATTCCACTAACGGTTTATTCATCTTTTCCATCCCATAAAAGCGGCCCCACGCTATGCGCGAGAGGCCAGTATCTACATATTTCCCGAGCGAGAGCGCACTTCCCAGCGTAGCTCTGCTCAGCCTTTGCAATCAGCACCCAGCGGTAGAAGAGCTCCCAGTCTACCTGCTGAATCCCTTTGTCTCCTCGTCCCTGATGAGCCTCTCCGAACTCGAAATCGTGGATACTGCACCCACGCGTAAACGGGTGGTTTGCGGGAAGCTTAAACGGCCCGTACCCACAGCCGACCTCCTCGTCCTCTGGTAGGAGGTGCTTAAAAATCGACCGTATCCAACTCATCTCTCACCCTTGCAATCACTCGCAGCCTACTTGCGTCTATCTCCACCACCGGCCCGTCTGGGTGAGTCTCTCGCTCGGTCTTACGAGCGGCCCAAACGAGCGGCGCGTGGTTCATCTCATGGATCGCAGTATAGGCGATCACCCCGTCACCATCGAACCGTAGGACGAAAAAATAGGGGCGCCCCGTTGCTTGCCATGTAGCCCGAGCCCATAAGAGCTTATGCAGCGGCATGAAGATCGTGCGGTAGGTATCACTAGCGCAGCTCCTACAGCGGATCTCGATGAAGGCCGTAACGCGCCCGTCCTTAATAGCTGCGTAGTCTGCAAGGTAGAGCTTATCTTCTACCAATTTCTTGAGGTCTGCCTTCCACGCGCGAGCGAGCAGGGCGGCTACTTGCCGCTCGTTCTCTAAATCCTCCTCTGTCTCGTTGCGTGGTGTCATTTGCTTTTTGACGTGCCCGAACCATTGCAAAACGTGCCCCAAAGGTTTAAGCCACCCCTTGCGGCTTTGCTCAGCAGGCGATCCATGAACGTGCGTTCTCTTAGCCACTTCCAGTAATCCTCACCACTGAGGCGCTCACTATCCTTGTGACAGATGCTACAAAGGCAGTGAAGGTTTTCCGGTCGATTGCTGCCTCCATGGCACAAAGCAGTAATGTGCGCCCGCTCCGTAGCCACTCCTTGATTGTCAAATCCGCACGCAAAGCAGGGATCACCGGAAAGGAACTCCGTCATGCTGTCAAACCCTTTTACTTCCCATAAGCGTGGAGCCCAGAACTCTCGGATAGCTTTATGAGAGGGCATGGTGCTTCGCTTTTCAATCTGCCTGCGCTTGCTCCTGTGTGTCATACTTCCTCCTTCGGCGGCTGGGGTAGCGGCATCCAGTGAGTCGCTTCCTTTAGCTTAAAAAAACAAGAATCAATAAAAATTCCTTGCTGATTAGGATCGAAAGAACCAATTGCCATGAGATTATCTTTCAAACACCAAATGACCCCTTTGTGCGGCTCCGGCAACCGATCCTTCACCGAGATCCACTGCGGCACTGCGGCTTTGTAGCCAGCGAGAAAATTCTCTCGTGCTGACTTCCTCATACCCTCAGCTTCTGGGAGATTTCCCCACCAGTCCTTTGTGTACTCCTCTGCCAACTCTTCAGGTGTTTTCATTGTCACACTCATTTCTCTTCTTCATCCAAAAGCTCATACTTTGGCGTGGTAGCCCAATACTTCTTAGCTTCGTCATATCCAGCTTGGTAGCCAGCCAGAAAGCTCTGACGCGTCGCAAGAGTCAGATTGTCCTTTCTCGGTCCCCACCACGCTTGCACAAACTCCTCTGCTAACTGTTCAGGTGTTTTCATTTCTCCTCCCTCGGCACTTTCGGCAACTCCATCCAACATGACACCAGATCCTCAAGCCCCACATGAAGCGTGTCGCTCAAATCCCAGCCACGCCCCGCGATATAAAGGCCCACCACGGGCTCATAGCTCCGCACCGAAACGAGATAGTTTCCCGTCTCACTCGGCGCTTGCTTGGCATCGTTCCAGTTACTCGCGAACACCCCACGACTTCCGTCTATAAGCTCCGCGTCGGACGCGTGGCTGAGGTCTGGAAATGCTCGTGAGGCTCCGTGTCTCATCTTATCCCCACGCGAAACGCACGATCTTTACCACCGCATAAATCAGGCCGGCCATCGCCGCCAAGTAAAGCACGATTCCCGCAACTACTAGCGCAACGGTGGCACGCACTCCTATATATTGCTTTTTCATTTTAACGCCCTACACCACACACTGAACTCTTCCCACGTAGCCTCATGGTCACTAGGGAGATACATGTCCTCACAGTTTTCACACGTCTGAAGGTCCTCAGCCGGTATCTCCTCGAGAACGGTATTAACGCAGCCGCAAGCGGGGCAGCTCCAAAATCGCTCACTCTTCATTGGAGTCTGACCCCGATACCACCGCCGCTCCGCTTATCATCACGGCGTTCTCACCGTAGATCCGCTCAACGTCACAGAGAGGGTTCTGGCAGTAAAAATACCGGTCCTTCCCATCCTCCGTGAACGCGATGCTGACATGCATACACCACGGGCAACGCCGGCTTGCTTCGGGTTCATCCTTGTATCTGTGCTCAATTCCCATCTCTACCTCACGGCCAGTTACGATACAGAACAACCCCGCAGCCATCCCACCCGAGGATCTCAACGGCGTTCACGTCGTCAACCCCGACGATGAGCCCTGCAAGCTCATGCATCGGAAGGTCTTGGTTATGGTGTGCAAGAAGCTCAAGCTCGCTAATGCCGGCTTGCTTGTGCTGATACTCTGGCGCCTCTTGCTTCCACACGCGGATCACGTACTTTGGGACTGTTATGCGGTGCATACTTTCGACTAAAACGCTCATTCTTCACGCCTCCTAGTTTTTTACCTGTTTCCAAAAAAGCAGCTCTCTTTGAAGCTCGTTTACCGCCACCTTCACCGCGTCGGCTACCTTCCCCTCGCGCTCATCGAGGATCCCCATAAGCTCACGGGCTCCCGATTCGACCGTCATGTCGGCGTGCTTTACGGCGCGAAGAACCGCGCGCACTTTGAGGGCAACGGCTGTGTCTGTGTTTTCTGGGCTTGTCATTGTTAAGAACTTGTCGACGTTATTCATCTCTTTTCTCTTTCGTTAGTCTCGGCGGTGGATCTATGACCAAGTAGTCTGACACCTCCCGCCAATGAATGATGGTCCCCGCGTTGGTCCCGCTTAGAATCGTGAATTGATGGCCTGCAAGCGCAGCCAACTCCCACGACGCTAAGCGGGGGATCCAAACGATCAGGCGCTTCTTAGGGGGTGGGATGCGTTGCCGGAATGTTCGCCAACTCAAACCCACCACGACTATTTCCTCCTGTACGATTGAACCGCTTCGGATGAAGGCAAGCTAAGCGCCACCTCGTTTCCAAGCACTTCCACGTTAATGAAGATCCACGATCCGAGAAGCCCGATGATAATCAGGTCGGTGAGGACCGTAACGGCGAGGCCCTTAATCGTGAACAGGTCTTGTTTCACTTCGTTGATGAGGCTCATTACTTTACCGCCTCCTCTGCGCTCGTTTCGGCCGTTGCGGCACAGTTTACGAAAAGGCACTTGAGCGGTGGCTGCGCATACGTGCGTTGCGAGCTTTGCGACTCGTCGATCTTTTGAATCCATGCCTTACCGCCGATCTCTATTCCTGAGCAGCCGCTTACTAGCAAAGCAAGCGCCGCTAAAATTACTGCGTTTAATTGTCTCATTTGTCTGTCTCCTTTTTATGTTGTCTCAGCGCCGCTTAGTCAGGGCGGCACCAAAAACCTTAATTGTACTCACCTTCAAAACCACTACTTTCGATCTCCTCTCTCACGACGCGCTCAAGAGCATTAAAAAAGCCCTCTTGCCGATGGAGTAAGAGCTGGATCCCTTTGCGCGATACTTGCCGCAGTAGACCTTTCTCCGTGTACTTACTAACGAGCCTCGAATTGAGCGTTGCGCCCATTATGAAACCCATCAGAAATTTCGTCGCATCGTTCTTCGTCATGAAATCACCCATTTATAGAGCGGAAAGAGGGCTTGGCCGATCTTCCACTTCAATTTAAAAACGTCCGTCTGGTAGCCCTTTGCGTCCTCGACGACCACGGCTCCGTCCATCTCGTACATAAAATCCGCGCGGTAGGTGCAGACCTTTACGCCTGCCACATAAAGAGGGATCGATACTTGTCTCTCAAGCTTGTTAATCACCCCGATCCCTTCCAACTTTTTAAGCTCCAACCACCGCGCCGCTTCTTTCTTTGAGTCAAACCGGAGCCCGTCTACTACCGTTTTCTGGGCCCCGTACTTATTCCTAGAACTCCAACGCATCCAACCCCTTCGCCTCTTCAACTAGCTGGTCGAGCATCTCAAGGTAGAGCGTCTCGAAATTTCCCGCGATGCGTGCGTTCCCTCTGTTGAGCTGCACAAAGCGCCCTGCGCGAAGCTTTTCGCTCACGTGCTTTGCTCCGAGCTTTTCGATGCACCACTCAACCTTGAGCCGATACTTCCCCCCGTCCTTAACGGTGTAGGCGAGGGGGTACCAACCGATCCCCGTTGTTTCAGCGACCGGTACCACGCCCCGCTTTGCCATCTCAGCGACGCGTGCCCGAAACTCCTTTCGCGCGTCCTCGGCACTCACTCCGTTGTAGGCAAGGTGCTTCGTAACGGCTGGCTTGCCTGGGTCTCGCGCAAGCTTCACGCGGAGCTGGCCGCCTGAGATATAGCCAAACAGCGCAATTTTCTTGCCGGCCTGTATCACGCTACTTGCGGCCTCGTAGACCTCTTGAAACACACGGCAGGGGAGAACCGCCCCGTCGTCGCTTTCGAGCATAAAGTCTAGGTACCAGCCATTCTTTGACTCACGCCTACGGTCAGGATTGAAGGGAGGCAAGATAGTCCCGTGGTACTCTTTCGCTTGGTAGTTGTTCATGTTGTCCCCTGTGTTAAAAATGCGGCGCTGTGCCTATCGCCCGCGCCGCAAGGCGATGAACTACGGTCTAGGCACTAACAGGAGCGACATCATCAGGGACACTTGCTGCCATAAGCGCATCGAGGGCAACGCGATCCGTGGCTGCAAGCTCGCGGGTAAGCGCTTTCTGCACCCACTCGCGCTCATTCAGCACTAGATCGCCGGCTCGCTCGCCGTGCTTAGAGCAGCGGGTCTCGAGAAGGTGCGCGCTGAGCGTGTCTAAGTCGCCCGCAGCGGCAGCACTCTTGAGGAGCTCGAGGACGGAAGGCCTCTTCTCCTCTACGGCGCCGCCCGCAAGCCACGCACCTATCTCGGAACCCACTTTGAAATCAGGTTTCAGGATCACACGATCCGCAAACTGGGGAAGGCGGCTCTTCTCAACCACCAGCCGGTGCTCAAGGTCCATGGAGCCCATCCAGTCGAACTCGTACTCACCGCCCTGACGGAATACAGGAGCAAGGCCGACCTTCTTCGGCACGCTTCGAGTCTTACCGTCTGCGCCCGTGACCTCTTCCATCACATAGTCGGTCTTAGACCGCATGGTGGCGATGATATGAAGAGGGGCCTTCACTATCGCCTCAACCAGCTGTTTGTAGATCGGCGTTACGTTCTTCCATGCCGTAAAGCTATTGCCACGCTGGCGAGCTTGTACGTTATCCACCTCCTCGAGGAGGTACTCCCAAGCGTGGGAGAGCGAATCGATAACAAGCACGGAGTAGCCAGCCTTGCCAGCCGCCTCTATAACCTCGATGTAGCTTTTGACCGCCTTGCTCGGAAGGTCCACATGGTCAAAGGCGAAGTTGTCAGCGTAGAGCGCCGCAGAGCTCTCCTCTGTATCGGCAAAAGCGATCGTGCCGCCTTGACCCGCTAAGCCCTTCGCAATCTCCAAAGCCGTCCATGTTTTGCCGCTTCCCGATGGTCCCGCGATGCAGCCCTTAAATTTACGTTGTATGCGTTGTGCGCGTTTGAATT